GAGGGATTCAACCGCTCAAGCCCGGTGTCGGGCCCGACCTTCGTCGATGCGACAGACGGCGGCAAGCGGCTGCGCCGGGGCGCGCGGCTCTGGACCGTCGCCGTCTCGACCTTCAAGGCCGAGACCTATCGGTTTTTGAGGCTGGACCGGCCAACCGACGAGGAACTCGTCGAGGGCGCACGGTTTCCGGCGGGCACCGTGCATCTACCGCACTGGGTCGAGACCGAGTGGGTCAAGCAGCTCGTCGCCGAGCAGCTGGTGACGGTACGCACCAAGCGCGGCTTCGCGCGGCTCGAATGGCAGAAGCTCAGGGAACGGAACGAGGTGCTCGATTGCCGGGTCTACGCCCGCGCCGCCGCCTGGATCGCCGGCGCCGACCGTTGGTCGGACGCCAAGTGGCAGGACCTGGAGGAACAGCTGGGCGTGCCTTCCGATGATGAGGCGACGGCCGGCGTCGTGAACCGGGTGTCGCCCGAGCCCAAGGGCAAGCGGCGCTCGGAGTGGTTCGGGCGTAAGGAAGGATGGCTCGGGTGAGTGACTGGACCGAAACCGAACTGGCGGCGCTGAGGCGCGCCTATGCGAGCGGCACGCTGCGGGTCAGCTACGACGGCAAGACCGTCGAGTACGGCTCGGCCGATGACCTGCTGGGCCGCATCCGCACCATCGAGCGCGCGATGACGGGCGCCGGCAATCCGTTGCTTGTCGCCGGACTTGCCGGATTCAACCGGGGGGACCGTTGATGCATGCGACCTGGTTCGACTGGGCGATCGCCATGGTGTCGCCCCGGACGGCGACACGGCGCCTTCTGGCGCGCCAGGCCTTCGAGGGCCTCACGCGGAGCTACGAGGGCGCTGCTCCGAGATCGCATGCGCGATCTGGTGCGCAACAATCCGCATGCCGCCAAGGCGGTGGCGGTGCTGGTCAACAACATCGTCGGCGCCGGCATCATGCCGCGCGCGGCATCGGGCGACGACCGGCTCGACCGGACGGTCAACGAACTCTGGGAAGCCTGGGCCCGCAATTGCGATGCCGACGGGCAGCTCGATATCTATGGCCTGCAGACGTTGGTCTGCCGAGAGATGGTCGAAGGCGGTGAGGTCCTGGTCCGGCGCCGGCCCCGTCGTGCCGAGGACGGCTTGGCCATTCCGGTGCAGGTGCAGGTGCTCGAGGCCGATTTCCTTGACGCCACGAGAAACGGCGAGATCGGTTCCGGCCATGCGGTCCAGGGGGTCGAGTTCGATGCCATTGGCCGGCGGCGCGCCTACTGGCTATTCGCCCGCCATCCGGGCGATGCCTTCGGCGCGCTGCAAGGCGGGTTCAAGAGCACCGCTGTGCCGGCCGCCGAGATCGCCCATGTCTACGAGAAACAGCGCACCCAGGCACGGGGCGTTCCCTGGGGGACGCCGGTGATCCGCGCGTTGCGGGATCTCGACGACTATGAGATCGCCGAGATCGTGCGCAAGAAGACCGAGGCCTGCGTCACCGCGATCGTCTTTGGCGCCGACGAGGCGGAACAGGGGATTGCGCCCACGTGGTGGACGCGGACGGTAACCGCGTCGAGCAGTTCGAGCCGGGGCTCATCGCCTACGCCCGTGGCGGCAAGGAGATCCGTTTCAATCAGCCGGCGGCGACCGGCGGCTATGCCGAATATAAGCGCGCCAGCCTGCATACGGTCTCGGCGGGGTTTCGGGTGCCATACGAGTTGCTCACCGGGGACCTTTCCCAGATGAACTACTCATCGATCCGGGCGGGACTCGTCGAGTTCCGCCGCATGATCGACGCGGTGCAGTGGCAGCTCTTCGTCCCGCTTTTCTGCGACCGGGTCTGGAACTGGTTCGCTGAGGCCGCCTGGGCGGCGGGGCACATTCCCGAGCCCGTGGTTCGTGTTGAGTGGTCGCCGCCCAAGTTCGAGGCCGTCGATCCGCAGAAGGACGCCATGGCCGATCTTCTGGCCATTCGCTCCGGCACCGAGACCCTCGCCGAGGCGATCGCCCGCAAGGGCCGCAATCCCGACGCGGTTCTGGCCGAGATCGCCGCCACCAACGCCAAGCTCGACGAGCTCGGCATCGTTCTCGACACCGACCCGAGGCGGGTCACCAAGACGGGAAGCGCTCAAAGCACCGAACCCGCCGATCAGCCGGACGAAGACGAACCGGACCTGCGGCTGATCGCCAACGACTGACAATCAAGGAACCGAGATGGACCAAACGATCGAACTGCCGGCGCTCCGCCGGATGGCCGAGCTCGCGCCGGGTTCCGTTGACAGCGACGCCCGTACCGTCGAGGTGGTCTGGTCGACGGGGGCACGGGTACGCCGCGTGCCATTCTTCGGCGACGCCTATGACGAGGAACTGAGCCTCGATCCGGCGCATGTCCGGCTCGAGCGGCTGAATGCCGGCGCGCCGTTCCTGAGGGTGCACGAGCTGACCGAGCTCGATGCCGTGATCGGCTCCGTCGCGCCCGACTCCGCGCGAATCGAAAACGGACGTGGCATCGCCACCGTGCGTCTCAGCGAGCGCGAGGATGTCGAGGCCATCTGGCGGGACATCCAGGCGGGCCATATCCGCGCGGTCTCCATCGGCTACCAGGTCCATCGCTACGAGGTGTCCAAGCCCGAAGGTGGCCGCGAGCTCTGGCGCGCCGTCGACTGGACACCTTTCGAGATCTCCGCCGTACCGGTCGGCGCCGATCCGGCCGCCGGCTTCCGTTCCATCGAAACCCTTCACGCCTGCGTCGTGCATCGTGCCGGCGCGGGTCCAAAGACCGAAAGGACCAGCACCATGCATGACGAAGACATCGAAACCGACGAGGCCACCGAAGTCGTCAAGGAGGCGGTAGCGCTGGAAGAGACGGAGCCGCCGCAGACTCGCGGCGAGACCAAGCCGGCGAAGACCACCGAAGACCCGAAGCCCGATGCGGAGGCGCTGGTCGCCGAGGCGTGCGCCAACGAACGGGAGCGGGCGGCGACCATCTTCGATCTCGCATCCCGCCTCGGGCTGAACCGTGGCGTGGCCGACGATCTGGTGAAGCGGCGCGATGCGGCCGCCAATGCGCTTCTGCACCGCTACAGCCCGACCCTGTTCCAGCTCACCGACGCCGCCCGGCAGTATCGCGGCATGACGCTGATGGAGCTGGCCCGGGAAAGCCTCGGCGATGCCGGCGTCAATACCCGCGGCATGTCGCGGAACGAGGTGGCGACGCGGGCCCTGCACTCGACCTCCGACTTCCCCGAGATCCTGGCGGCGGTCACCAACAAGACCCTGCGCCAGGCCTACGAGGCCTATCCCCGCACCTTCCTGGCCTTCGGCCGCCAGGTGCTCGCCACCGACTTCAAGGCGATGCACCGGGTCCAGATGGGCGAGGCGCCGCAGTTGTTGAAGGTCAACGAAAGTGGCGAGTTCAAGCGGGGCACCATCGGTGAATCGAAGGAGAGCTACCGCATCGAGACCTACGGCCGCGTCGTGGGCATCACCCGACAGGTGCTGATCAACGACGATCTCGATGCCTTCACGCGCATTCCCGCCATGTACGGCAACTCGATCGCCCAGCTCGAAAGCGATGTCGTCTGGGGCATCGTCACCGGCAATCCGGCGATGGCCGACAACAAGGCACTCTTCCATGCCGATCACAAGAACCTGGAAGCGCCGGGTGCGGCGCTCGGCGTCGATGCGGTTGGCAAGGGCCGCACGGCGATGGCCAAGCAGACCGGCCTCGACAAGAAGACCGTGCTCAATATCCGCCCGGCCTTCCTGATCGTACCGGCTGCCCTGGAGCTCAAGGCGGAGCAGATGGTGGCGCAGAACATCGTTCCGGCGGATACCCAGAACGTGGTGCCACAGTCAATCCGCACGCTCAGCCCCATCGCCGAGCCCCGGCTCGATGCCGACAGCGCTACCGCCTGGTACCTGGCGGCGAGCCCGAACCAGATCGACACCATCGAGTACGCCTATCTGGAGGGCCAGCAGGGCGCCTACATCGAGACCCGCAACGGCTTCGACGTCGACGGCGTCGAGATCAAGTGCCGGCTCGACTTCGGCGCCAAGGCGATCGACTGGCGCGGCCTCTACAAGAACCCGGGGGCCTGATCGGGCCCGACCTGACTGACTGACGAGACGGGCGGCCCCGCGGCGAATGCCGCGTTTTTTATGACCGGGCCGCCCTTCGTCTTTTGATCTGAAGGAG